CATACTATCCTTTCAACTTAACGGTGTATATTTTATAATCAAATTGTTCCTCACCGTATATTTTTATACGTTCTGCAAAATGCAGCAGCGTATGATTCTTATGGGTCTTCCACGATAAGTCATCAGCAATATCATAAAGGGTAGCTTCACTCTTTGTACTCCCCTTTCTCAAACCACGACCTATTGATTGTAAGTTACGAATTCGAGATTTAGAAGGACTTGCAAATATAATATTATGTAGGTTTTTTATATTGACGCCAGTAGAAAAAGTACCATAGGACGCTATGATAATCATATCGTTGTTTTTTTCTGCAACCCGTCTTACTTCTTCCCTTACAAGAGAATCTACTTCTCCGTGCACTAACGTAACATCTCTTCCTCTACCATCAAATAAAGTGTTTAATACTTTTCCATGCTTTTCTACAAACTGATAAAGAATTAAAGTGTTTCCTTTTAAAGACAAGGCTAGATTGCGAATAAACTTATTTCTTCCTTCATGTCTTACAATCCAATCTATTTCATCTTGGTATGTTGCTTTCTTAAGCAATTGACGTTCTTCATCGGTATACTTAAGGACAAGGCATTTGATTGTAAATTCTGCTAAATGTTTTTGTTCTATTAATTCTGCAGTTGTTGTTACTTTCTTAGTTGGACCAAACAATCCTTCTAATACCAGTTTGTGGGTTTGGGTACCATCCAACGTTCCTGTAAATCCAAATCGATAGTCACAATCAACCATCTTACTAACAATGCCTGTTAGACTCTTAGCTTTAAATAAATGGGCTTCGTCTCCAACAACACAAGAGAATTCTTGAAACCACTTTTTAGGAAGTTTGTATATTGATTGCCACGTAGATACTATTACTCTTTTCTCTGTTTCTAAATCATACCCATACATGATCTTATGAGCCATATCTTTTAGATATTCATTATTTGTATATGAAGCAAAATCAGAACACATCTGATGTACAAGAGATGTTGTTGGAACAATAACAAGGCATTTCCCATCTTTGTGGGAAAGCGCATAACATATTAATAGGAAGATAACAAAAGATTTACCGGATGCTGTAGGAGATAGTAAAAGGGTTCTTTGATGTCTTATAGCGTGTATGAACGCTTCCAACTGATAGTCCCTTGGTTCCATGGTCAAATCCAATTTAGCCATGAATTGACGAGCCTCCTCCACGGAAAACTCTTCTGGAGAGAAGTCGGTTAGATAATTTACTTCTAAACTACGATCTTTTGCAAACTCTTCAATGTAGTGATTAAGACCTGCATATATTAAATGCGTTCCAGTATTAAAGAGCCTTATCTTTCCATCCCAACGTTTTGCTCTTACTGCTGGAATAAATTTAGCACCAGGAACTTGAAAAGTAAAGTATTGGCCTAGCTCATACCCAATTGAAGTATCGCAATGTATCTTATTGTATACTGAGTTATACTTTTCAATTGAAATGTCTGCCATTAAGCGCCCATCTTAAACCGTTCCCACTCAATTGCTGATTTAATTTGAAATCCGCGAGTAGTTAAGCTCTTTATAATTGCTTCTAAAAAATCTACCTTTTCTTTTTGCATCTCAAGCTTTAACCCAATTGTTTGTAGGTATTGATCAGCTTCCAGATGCATAGAAATATCTGTTCTTAATATCTTTAAAGGATTTGGTTGCCACTCATGTTCGTTGAGCGATTCTTCAGAAAGGGTTCCATTGTACCATTCAAATCTATCCCTATAGAGCTGCTTCCAGTCAGCTTCCATCTTTCGAAGAACTAACCTTTCTTGGGAAAATAGCTTGAAGTATCTTGAATGGAGTTGGGGAATACGCAATGACTCTTCGCCAAGTTCAGTGCGATCTATCTGCGCATCCCGCTCCCACATTGTTTGTATTTCATCCAGCTTCATATTATTATCACTTTAATAAACCAATTTGGGACTATTATCCCTTATAAAAGACTCAATTACAACGAGGTAATGTTAAATGTTCTAAATTTAAATGTAGCAGTTGCGTCGATATAATCTACATCTTGTAAACGAGAATCAAAAGAAAAGTCTGTAAGAGATACAGGGAATGCCTCAATGAATGTAATTTCATGTATTGGATTCATTGCACTAGAAAGGACAAGGAGGGATACATCTGAGTATATTCCATCTCCTGTGTAGGTAGGAACAAATTTAGGGTCAACAGCTTTATGCTCTTCAAAACTATTAGGAAATCCAATTGCTTTTATCCAATTAAATAATTCCAAATAATTCTTCATTGCCTCATCTACTTTAAATGTAAATGTTAGATTACCATATTCAATATGATCACCAGCAATTGGAGTACGAACGAATGGAGTAGGTAGAAAGGTTTCTCCCAGTTCTACATCTGGAAGATTAACTGATTGAACAAAGTAGTTCACGTGGGGTGTTTTCTTAATAACGAATTTAAATCCTAAAGGGGATAAAAAATTCTTATTAACTGGTTCAGTATTTGAATATGACATTAATTGCCTCCTCTACTATTTATCCAGATAAAAAAAAGGCCCACCGAAGTGAGCCTTTTAAATATCCCTCTGCGGGGACTTTTTTTCCTATTAAAGGATGTTGTCTACTAGAACACGACGATAGTAAACGTTGCTGTCCTTCGTAAGGGCGCCTAAACCAACTGTAGCACCTTCTGCGAATGGGTTTGCAACCATACCGTAACGAGTCTTGAAGCCGATCTTAGGTTGGAAAGAACCTGTGTCAACTGCACGAACCATTTGCAATGGAACATATGGGCAGTAGAACAAACCAGCGTCAAATGCGGATGCACCTTTGTAACCAACAACCATGTAGTTGCCTGTTGCATATGGATCGATGTAAACCTTAATACGACCATTCAACACACCAGCGAATGTAGCGCCAGTATCGTCAACTTGCAAGTTATTGCTGTTCAATGCAGGAGCGTAATCTAACACACCAGCCATTTGCAATGCAGAAGCTACGTCTGAAGAGCAGATGATGATGTTACCTTTACCACGACGTGTAGCCTTGGCAATTTGGTTAGCTTCGCGCTCAACTTGGAACATTAAGCCTTTGAACTTCTCAACAGACCAACGACCGTTAGCATCAACGTCTAAGTCAAAACGACCAGCAGTTGTTGTACCAGACGAAGCACCTTGTTGAGCTGTTACAGCGATTGTACGTACAACTTCACGATTGATCTCTGCAAGGATCTCAGTTGTGAGGATGTTAGACAATTCTGTTTCTGCATCAAGACCATGGATTGCTTTCAAGTCTTGTGCAAGTTCCATTGTGTACTCAGCTTTTAAAGCACGTGTCTTAGCTGTTACGGAAACTTTCTCAATGCTGAAAGCCATTTCTGGGAATGCTGTGTTACCAGATGTTCCCAAAGCTTCTGCTTGAGCTGTGCCCATACCAGAACCGTAGTTGTAAATGCCTGTTTCAGCTAAGTTTGCTGTACCAGTGGTTGTGTTGCCTGGATAGCCACCAACATGCTTGTCACCAAGTGTGTTAGCACCACCAACAACTGTACCAAATGCGGTATTAACTTCGTTGTAGAAAGACTCTACGCCAGAGTTAGAAGAATTGCTATACTTAGCACGCATTGCAAAAATCAAACCTGTAGGACCAGTCATTGGCTGTACGCCGCAGATGTCATACGCGATTAGATTTGGCATTGCACGGCGAACTAACGAAATCAACACTGGATCGAACGTGTCGATGTCAGCGCCAGTTTGGTTAGCATGAGCGGCTTCTGTCAAAAATTGACCGCCGACATGGCCACCAGCTTCGCGCAAAGCGCGCTCTGTGTTCTCGAGGAGAACAGCAGTCACGGAACGTTTATGAGTATCGCTGATCTTTGGTAGATCCTCATGCTCAATAACGGGCTTCCATTTATTTTGGATGTCTTCAGATAGATACATTGTGGTTTCCCTTCCTTGTTAAAAATTGGGTATAAACTTATTTATAAAACTTTTATTTTTTGATTGTTCTTGCAATAGCAGAAACATAGTTAGATACAGGACCTGTAGGAGCCTTAGCCTGTGGGGTTACTTCTTCATCTAACTCAACCATTTCTTGCTCTTCGATTGTTTTTGCTGTAGCTTTAGTTTCAGTAAAGTACTGCTCTTTTACAATCTCAAGCTTCTTACGATATGTTTCCGCGGAATCATAATCGACACCTTCAGCAAGTGTGCGGAACTTCTCAACTTGCGTCAATGCTAAACCTTCAGAAACTTCAGCAAAAATGTCTTTTTGCTTTTTAGATTCTACTACGGAACGAAGTTCAAGGTTCTCAGCAACAACGCTGTTTAACTTCTCTTCCATATCTTCTAGCTTAGCAGCAAGCTCCTCGAGAACGTCTATTTTCTCTGCTGGAACTTGAATGTACGATTCTTCAAACAAACCTTTTAACTTTTGAATAAACTCTTCTGCAATTTGTGTATTCAATGAGGAGTCGATAGCAACTTGATTCTCTTCCATCCATTGCTCTACAACATAATCAAGGTAGTCGCTAACTTGAGCAGACAATTCCTCAACTAGTTCTTCTTTTTGTTTTGCAAAAGTTTCTTCTAATTCTGTTGTCTTAGCAGCAAACTCTTCTTCTAAAGCGGTGCGCTCTTCTGCAATACGGCCAGCTACAGCAGCTTCAAAAATAGTTGTTGCTTTTAATTTAAATTCCTCAGAAAGGTCATCACCAAACAAGCCATCAATTTCTTCTTTCATGGAAGACGATGCTGCGCTTGCTTTAGTAGCAATTGTTTTCTTGTTAGCTTCAGCAGAATCATTACCACCCATTGTTGGGGTGTTTTTATCTGCATCGCCTTGACCCTTAGCTGTTTTTTCGCCTTCGGACTTATCGGCCTTGCGGTTTGCGTGTGCGTCGCCAGTAGCTACTGGATCTGCACTTTTAGATACGCCTGTAGCACCGCCACCAACTGCGTCAGATGCTTTTTCTAGTAAATCTTGTTGAGACATAGTTTTCTCCTAAATTGAGATGATATTGTTATTTATATGTTTATTTATTCGAAAGCGTTTTTAAGAAGTCTTCAAACACAGAAAGTTTGGCTGCACTCAAATCCCGCTTGCTAGTTTTTGTAATAATTTCCTTGTAGGCTTCAACTTGTCTCGCTTTGAGAATGCCGTTATCCCACACCCATTCCACGTTCTCCATAATGCCTTGAACGAATGCATCTGGTGCAGAAGGATCAGCAACAATGTCGGCAGCGGTCGCTAAAAAGAAGTCATCTTGCACTTCCATAACACCGTCTACCTCTTTCAAGGATCCCATACCACGTGTTGACACGCCTAACTGAACACCACTTTCAAGGAGATTCTTTGCAATCAATCCCATTGGTGTTTCTAAAATCTTTGCCTTACCGATAAAATTATTTCCGTCTTGTTTAAGTTCTACAATTTTGTGAGAAACACGATGAAGATTAATTGATGGACCTTCTGGGTGGCCAAGCTCACCAAGAGCTCTGTTAGACTTAACGTAATCGTTATTATAGCGCTCTACTTCCCGCTCAAGTACATCTAACTTGTATACACGGCCATTGCGGTTCTTTTGTTCGGCTTGCATAAAGGGACCAGTAATAAATAGATCCTTCTTACCGTTTTTCTCCTCAACGACATACTGAACGTTTTCTACTAATTCGGTAAAGAGTTTCATTTTCCCTGTCCTTAATTAAATGATACAGATACAGCACGAACTGCTACGTTCGATGCTAGTGTATCAGATGGTGCTTTTTGTAGGTATATAACTTCTCCAGAAACTAACGTAACTGTACCAAGGGTACCACTGTTAGCCCGAGTAATTAAAACTGCACCACCGCTGTTATTATTAATACGTACAACAGAAGCATTGCTAACTGTGTTAGCAGTTGTCAGAGCAATCTCCGATGCAATGATTTTTACCATTTCTGCCATTATTGTTCTTCCTCTTCTGTTACAACGCTTTCTACTAATTCTACGAGCTCATCAAAAGCATCGTCGGAATCTAACATTTCTTCAAAGTGCTGTTTTTCTTCGTCTGTTTCTAACCCCTCGTATATTGACTCAAGGATAGTTGCATATGCTTCTACAAGCTCTTGTTCTTCTTGATGTACTTTTACGGCTTCTAAAATAGAATCGTATTTCTGCTCTTCTACTTCTTCTTTCATTGCTTGCTTTGTTGCAGTAGCATACATTACGGATTTAGCATCTTTACCATATCGTTGTGTAAAAGAAGAAAGATTCTTTTTCATTCCTTTAACAATTTCTTCACGCTTTTTCATTTCAGCAGCTGACATTTCATTTACTGCTTCGCTGTCTTTTGCTGAATGGCCATGTTTTTCTTTTTTACGATCAATAGTTTTAACGTTGGTGGCTTTAAATACATCATCGCCATTGCCATTAGCATCTGGCAACATTTCAATCTCGTGATCGTCAATAAACTCTTGAGTTCCTAGAGTTGGCGCTGGAACGTTTCCTTTTAAAGAAACAGGTGTATTGCCTACAAACTTTTTTTCAGGCGCAGTAACTCCAGGTTTACGTACACCCTGTTCATGTTTCTGAACTTGTCTAAAAGTTTCAATTAGTGACTTGAGCGTCTTCATCGGATTCCTCGGTTTCTTGTTCTACTTGTTCTTCGTCTGCAACTGTTGCGTCATCAGCAGAAGCCTCTACTTCATCTTGAGGCGCATCATTAAACATTGCTGATGCTACGTGCTGTTTACGAGCTTGAATTGCATCCACTACTTTCTGACCAACTAATTGATCAAAAGCAGCACTAATGTTGACAGCATCTTTTGCTGCAGCAAAATTTACAATATCAGTAGGGGTAAAAGTTGGTGTTGTCATATATTCTCCACTATTTATACATTTTTAAGTTTGTTGGCCATTTTGCTGAGGGTCTTGCTCTACAGGAGGATTCAAAATAGGATTATTCATCTCTTCTTGAATTTCTTTATCCATTTGTTCCATCATATCTTGATCTTGGCTAAAGAGGTGTTGTCTGACCCATTTATGGGAATAATACTTACCAACTGCCCCAGTTTGCAATAAAGCTTGATATGCATTTACTTGATCATTTAATATTTCATTATTTTTTAATTCTGCAAAGTAATTGTCTTTTGCATAAACAAATTTAACATCCGTTGCAATGGCTTTCCATTCATCTTGCGTTATAATTTGCTTTAAAACTAATTGCTTTTCTAATGCTTTTAAAAATAAATGATTAAACCGTGTACGTAAACGATCAATAAATTTAGAAAACTTAACTTCGTCTCTTGAAATTTCTGTAGCACGTCCCATATTGAAAGAGTAATCAGGCTCAATACGAGATACAGGAACATTTAATGACTTATACATTACCTTTTGGAAGTACTCTACGTCTGTCATTTCTCCAAGGTTTTGACCACCTGGCAATGTATCGATCTGTGTGCCTCTATTACCTTCGCGGCGTGGTAACCAGAAATCTTCTAACATTGTCATAAATTTACGATCATCCCGGATCTCTCCAGTCGATGCATCATAAACAACTTTGTTCTTATACCGAACCATCATATCGCGAAGATATTGTTCTGCCTTCATCTTAGGCAGGTTACCCACGTCAATATAGAATATGCGGCGCTCAGGTGCCCTTGATATACGGTAAATGATTGTAGCGTCTTCTAAAGCCCTTAATTGATTAAGAGGCTTAATTGCTTTGTGAAGATAGGAAATTACCAATGAGTTTGTTTTATCCAACAAACCAGAGGTGCAGTATAGAATACTATCCTTAGCAATTTTTAATCCTGTTGTTGCTGTACTGGATGCAGGACCAGCTGTTGGTCTGCCACCCCATCCCTTATCGTTGTATATGAAGTATTCATTTTCTCCTATAACAACATC